TTGGTTTATGTAACAGGAGCCAACCAGTTGCCACATCTCTTCCTCAGAGTACCCCAAATCAAGCATAGACCCAAAGATAGGGCCATGGCGCGACGGATCGACAAGACCCATCTGTATTGGTCTTGCCTCCGGCCAATCCCTTTTTATCTCGTCCCACGCTTCTTGTACTCCATGGACATTCAGATTGGAGTGTGGCCCGAATGTCTTTCTGCAAATCTCCCCTTTACCAAACAGCCGATTGCTCCAAAGGCCACGTTGGTCTTTGTCCGGAACTTCTTCCCTGAAAATCTCACACAGTTCCTCAAAGTTTGGGTGCAGGCATGGATTGCCGCCAAACATCCCAATGACCCCAGGAAAGCCACGCAGACTTCTGCACGCCTGCCGAAACTGCTCTGGCTTCATAAAAAACACCCTGCGGAGCTTTCTGGCAAAGCCAACTCCAACAGAGCAATTCTTACAGTCAAGATCACAAGCGTTTGTCACTTTGATCTGAAGGACCCTGCCCCGCCAAATGCCGGGCCGGTAGTCCCCTGGAGCCTTCATTTTATGCAATGGGATCATTAGCTGGTCCTTTTTTCTTGCGCCAAGTAGTGAAGTAAACCTGTCGATCTTTCTCCCACCCGCTTTTAGACAACCACTCGCGGCCTATGTCCCTCAGTATTGGGTACATAGGCACTTGTGTTCCTATGAATGGATCTTGCTTTCCACCCTCAGGATTTTCGGCTGTGATAGGCCGCAACTGCTTCTCTGGGTTAGCGGTCAGGGACAGCCTAGACGCAATTACCTTAGCATCTCGGGTCCTGTGCAGCCCAGGCAGTAGGCAAATCCTTGTGTCTATTTTTGACCTCGCACCTACATAAGCCCGCAAGTTCACACAAGACAGCCCAACATGCCTCTCCATTAATTCTACCATATCCTTGAGAGCAAATGGTTCTGTCATTTCCCAGTCATCTTCAAGGTGAAAGAAGTAATCTGTGCTTGGCTGGGACCAACACCACCTTACCGCAGCAGGAAAAGACGGCCGCTCTGGTATATTGCAGTTTACCGACCCAAAGTACCTTCTGGCTACCCTGAGGACCTCAACTGCATCGTTTGCCACTGGTACTGGATCAACATTCAGGTGCAGCAGGGAAGACTTGAAGTTGTTGCCTATTAGCTTTGAGGAGAACGAGGCCAAAGTACGCTCAAATACCTCTGGCCTGCATGTAGCTGTCGTCGTGTATTCTATGTTCATGCCGCTGCCTTCCTTACCGCAACAGGTGCCCAAGCACACCGGCACAGTGGGTGCATCGGGATCATGCCCCTTGCTTCATCCACTGTATACACTGCGCCAGCCTGTGCCGAGCACAACGGACACACCCTGTCGTCACCAGCCGTAAGCCACTCGGCCAGCACCTCAACTTGCTCAATGCTCATTTCTTTGTAAGCATCAAGTTGAGCCTCTGCATGTGCCCGTATGGTCTCAGTCCGTGCAATCAATACTGCCCGCTGCCTAGTTAGAACATCAATCTCTCTAGTCATAGCACGGGCAATTTCAATCGGGTTCTGGCCCTGGGCAAAGCCTTGTGATAGTATGCGGGAAAGTTGCTGTGCCATTGCGTCGTTCACACCACGCAGCTCATTAAATGCACGGGTGAACAAAGCCTGCACAGCAATAACGGTCTCAGGGGCACCAAACACCACCCCAATGGACGGCATTACGGGCTCTTCTTTCGTCCGCCTGCTTCGTATTACTTGCTGGTAGCCACGAAGCTTGCCCTTCTTGTATGCCGACTCAATATACTTAGCCAGCCAAGGCTCCCCCTTGTAATCTGTAGAGAGTATCTTGGCGTCCGTCATTTCCTTGAGCCAAGCACGAAAAGCCTCGATTTTGCCTGGGTCATTTTTGAACTCAAAAGCCCTTGGGGGAAGGTCTTGATGCACTACGATATGCTTGGCTGGCATTAGCCCAAACACATCACGAACAACTACGACCTCCTTGATGGAGGCCTGCACTGCACGAAACCGACGAACAATATCCGCCGCAAAGGCCCGACGGATAGTAGTTGTCCGACTTGGGTCTATTTGCGTTGTTCTGGGCATTATTCACTCTTTACAAGCTTCACAGTCTTGGCCGGGCGTCCAGCAGCCTCCCCAGCATCCGCAGTAAACTCATCGTTTACCTTAACAGCCTCGATGATAATGTTGGCCTTTTCAGACGATACCCCAAGGATATCCATAAGGAAGTGCTTCAGCGGGTAGATCATCTCAACATCGCCCTGCACATAATCCCTCATGGCAGAGGTCTTAGCCTTTGCCACTTCTGCCTTCTCCTGGTCGGATGGAGTAAGCATGTCCGGCCAATCAATGTGCAGCGTACCCTCCGGGGGTGGCAGCACACCAAACATCACTAGCCTATCAATAATCTCCCGTACAACATACGGGGTCAGGTATTTGTTCTGCCGCTCTGCCACACGCTTAGCCCACGTCTTACTATCCTGCCCGCTGGCTAGCTTTGCCTCCTCCGTGCCCATAAACACCCGGTAAGGCACATCAAGAGCAAGTGCAATAAGCTTCAGGTTTATCTCGATGTGATGAGAGGGATCGTAGACCTGTGGGGCAAGGCTCTTTACATCCACACCAACAGTTGACATCCACCGCTGCAACCCGTTGGCGTATTCCTCCATTTCCTTTTTCAGTGTTTCCTTGTCAATCTCAACAGCACCAAACTCAAGGAACCTTGGATCCACCTGAAAGCTGAGGCCGGGGAACGCGCCCTGCCAAAACATCTCGGCAGAGCCGCCAGCAATCTTGCGGATGTCCTGCAAGCGGTTGAATACAGGCCGCATTCTGCTTTCGCCAAACACCTCGCTCATGCGCTTGCCATCTGCCAGATGGATGCACCGTGTCCAGTGAATATTTGTCTCTGTGAGGTTGGTAGATCCGTCGACTGAGTTCTCAAACTTCACAGAATACAGCTTCGGCTTGCCAAACCTCGGGTTATTGGGGTTGCCTTCCACCTCCTTGATAGTAATTACCGACTCATCGAACGTTCTGGTATAGATCAGCTTGTGCTTTCTCTTCCCAGAAATGTCTACGGGCTGCTCCAATGGCTTGCCGTCATCAATGCCAAGCAAAATGATGCCGAACCGGCCAATGCCGCTGATCTTGTCTGCCCTCTCCATTACAGACCAAAGATCATGATCCAGCACCAATTTCTTCCATGCTGCCTCAAACTCAGTGTCATCAGGCTCTTCTGAAACCCAAACCTCCGGGTTTACCTGCCAACACTCACTCGGCCAGATGTTGACCACACGACGAGCAATCCCCTCCTTGCGGTACATCTCGTCAAATTTAGCAGCAGTGGGTTCCCTTACGTACCCACACTCATTATCCAGATCCCGCCTAGGGTCTAAAAGCTGTGACAGCACTTTAGCCCTTGTGGACATGGTGTTTGCCATAAAGGCGCCATAGCTTGTTCGAAGGAACGCAGCCGTTTCCTCATTGGTAGCAATACGCGGGATTGGTTTTTCTCTCAACGCAAGACTCCTTATTGAAGTACTGGATCTTCTTCCAGCACCTCTCTTAGCTTCCTTAAAGCCTTTACCTGAATTTGCCGCACCCGCTCCTTGCAGAGGCCCATGCGTGCACCAATCAGTTCAAATATCACTGGATTGCTTCCGTCCAGTGGGAACCTTAAGGAAAGCACCTGCTTTTCAGCATCGTTAAGTTCCGCCAAGTTCTTTTCCATGGCGACGCACAGTCTGTCCAATACAAGCTCATCAGATCTTTTCTTGCCAACTATCGGCCTTTCGTACTCCTTTTCAAAACTGACCGGTGTAAGCTTTTTATTCTTGTTTCTCAACTGGAGGTATCTTCCGATAGAATTGTTAATCACGTTGCAAGCAAAGGTGCTAAACGTCCATCCAAGCCACGGGTTGAACCGGCACACCGCACGGTACAAAGCAGATGCTGCTTCGCTTTCCAATTCGTCAATATCCGTACAATACCTAGAAAAATAACGAGCCCTTGAATATGCAAGTCCCATGTTGGCTTCGACCAAGTACCCAAGCACACGCTCCCACCTACTGGTCCATATCGCTTTGCCTTGCTCGGATGTTGATTTGATGGCATGGTAGGCGCATGTATGCAGCACCTTGAACCACTCGGTGTAACTGCGAGGCCCAGCCCCTTTAGCACGGGTGTCAAGCCACGAGACAGCCGCCAGGGCAGCCGCCTCGGCCCGGCTGGTGCGTAGGTAGTTATGCGGCACGTACCAGGGGTCTTTGTACGATCTGACTTGCTTTTTCTTCACTGCCGCTTCCCT